GATCTATTGGCTCAGTATCTCCAAATTTTTTTCTCTCAAAAAAGTTTAAAAAATTTCTTTCAGTTTGATTCGCAATTCGTTCAGTTTCGCTTTGAGGTTCAGCATTTGCAGGTTGAGATGACGTAGGTTCAACATTTGTAGATTGAGATGACGTAGGTTCAACATTTGTAGATTGAGATGATGTAGATTCAACATTTGTCTCAGTCTGCAATGATGTATTATTTGTATTTGCTTCTACCCCAGGTTTTGATTCATTATTCAATGCAGGTGTATTGAATTTTGTACTTTGTGGTTGAATATTTGAATTGGGTTCAGATTGAGACTGAGTATTTGATCCTGTAAGAAATTCATTAACGGCTTTCATAAAGTCATCTACAATACTCTTCCCCTTCTCATCTTCATCTATAAGACCTTTACCAAATAGATCCAAGAGTTGTTCACTTGAGAATATAACTCCAGCAACTCTTGCAAGTCTTCCGACTGGCAATATTGAAAGTACACCAAGACTTGCCTCAATCATATTATTATCTTTGGCCTCAAGTATGGATGATATTGCAGTAAGTGCTGTTCCAAAAAATCCAAATCCTTTTGGACCCTTTACACTCGGAGTCCTTCTGCTAGTGGCAGCGGCACCAGACAACAAATTTCTAACAGATTGGAATGGTTTTTTAATTAATAAATCGCCAGCAAATTTAGATAATCCAGTAATACCACTAACTATTTGTCCTAATCCACCTTTAAATAAAAGAAGGACATTGGTCGCGTTTCTAATACCATTGAGTATTGTAGACTGTATTTCATTAGCTAAATCTATATTTCCATCTGCTCTCGCACGAATCAATTGTCCATAATTATTAAGTAACCATCCACTAAACAAGAACAATAATGACTTTGCTATTCTATCAAATAAACCCGTAGTTCTTCTTGCAACAGGAGTCACAGCAGAAGTAAATGCTCTGTTTATTTTCTGCTCTACTACCTTTTCTTTTCCTTCTCTTATATTTGCTTCTGCAAGTCTTCTTTCTCTATTTTGCTTATCTGCTAATATTCTTTGCTCATTTGCAATATCATTTTGAAGTAATGTAGATACACTAACAAGTCCAGCATTTAGTGCAGCAATATCTTGTCTAACTTGAACTAACCCAGTTTGAAGACCCAACAAACTTTGCTGATTTTGTTGAGTAATTTGAAGTGTTTGTATATCCACTTCACTTACGACTGGTTGAGACCTAATAGTTTGAACTAAAGGATTCACATTTCTAGCACTAATACTACCAGAGTTACTGATCCTTGATCTTGTAGATTGTCCTAGAATTGGTGAATTAGGTGCCATTACCGTTCTTTAGGTTTTCTTCTTCGATGTATTGCTGGAGGAGAGTTATATAAACTTCTCTCTCCCATGGTATCATATTTTCTAACTCTGTTAATGAATATTTATGATGCTGAATCAAAGCAAAATTCATTTTATAATATGATATAAGATTCTCATGCATCATGCCTAGGCGAAAAAAGAGTTTAGTCCCTCCATGACAATCTCACTATCAACACCAGTATTTGGATTAGTAACTTTTAAGACGTGTTTTAATTTTGGCATAGTCTCAAAAAATTGTTCAATTTGTTTAAATTGCTTTGAACTCAGAGATTCTACGAACTCCACTAATTCTTTTTTAGTGCAGTCCTTAGCACTCCATGCTTCCTCTTCATTGTAAACTTGCTCAATGCAAGTGCAGATGACTTTAAATGTATCATCAACTGTCACATCACCACCCGTGAAATTGTTTGTAATAAACTCATTCATAGATGGATATCTCATTCTCACACTCAAATTATCATCGAGTTGAATGTCTCTAGTGTGGTTCTCTCCCACTTCAACTTTAATATCATCTAAATTAACGCTCATAGGAACTTGAGTCTTATTATCATCTGGACATGTAATTAATACATCCACAGACTCTCCTACAGACTTTCCTCTAATATTTAAAAATAGATACTCAATATCAAAAGTCGCTAAACTATCGATTTTAATACCCCGTGTAATAATACAGTTTGATATAACATCCTTAACTGCATTTGCAATTTGTTTTGGATCTTCACTCTCTAAAGCGATAATTAAAATTTTCTCTTCTTTTACTAAAAAAGGTCTATATTTAATTTTCTTTTTTAATGAAGGAATTTCCAACTCATATGTTGGTGTAGATACTTTTGGTAAAGGCATAATAAACTGTCAGATATTTTTATTTAGTTACGCTATATCAGAGTTTGCAGCATTTATAATTGTCTGTCCTCCATTGGCATTTACCGCATCTAATACCTTTGTATTTTTTTCGAGAGGTGGTCTATTTAAAATATTATCTTCTTGTGTTCTTTGCTGCTTCTTATTTCCTAATCCAGATTGATTATTTTCAGAAATTCCTTTGAAAAGATCAAAACTCCATGTTCTGCCAGCAATGTAGCGATCATATTCAAATGTTGCAGCAACTTTCAATACATCAGATCCAGCATAACTTACAGGAATTGATGATATTGATTGCGGAAACATTCCTCTAAATGTATATTCAATCTCTCTCTTATAATCTCTATCAAACTTAACAATTTTAGTTTCTGTGGATTTATAAGAATCTGGATATTGCATCTTGATATAGTAATCTTTTGCAAGTTTATTATTTTTATCCTGATTATCTCCACCACTAGAAATAAAGTCCATCCAATGTTCCAAAACTTTTATGGTTTCATATCTCCTATCAACATAAAACTCCATTACAATATTATTATACATTCTTGTATGTGCAATCTTTTCACGGATTCCTTGCTGTGGTGTCAATTCGGAGGTTGCAAATGCAGAAGTAGGAAGATTTGCAGAAAAGCAAAGCAAACCAAAATCACTGACACAGTAAAAAGGGGAAACACCTTTCCAAAACAGATAGTTTACTACAGGTCCTGGAATTTGAAATTTTACTTCGTAATGGGAAGATTGTGCAAGATTTCCAAATAATCTTTTTGCAGTTTCTGGTTTTATTGGAAATGCCACTCTAAATACCTATGACTGTTCTTTTTATTATACAAGTATTTAGATGGCATACAGAGGAAAATATCAACCATCCTATCCCAAAAAATATAAAGGTGATCCTACAAATATTGTTTATAGATCATTATGGGAACGTCGATTCATGGTTTACTGTGATATAAATGAAAATGTTCTTGAATGGGGAAGTGAAGAACTAGCACTTCCATACCGTTCACCACTAGACAATAGGATCCACAGATACTTTCCAGATTTTTATATCAAAGTACGTGAAAGCAATGGACAGATTCAAAAATATATTATTGAAGTAAAACCGAAGAAACAAACTATTGAACCCAAAGTTCAGAAGAGAAAAACTAAAGGGTATATCTTTGAAGTGACTGAATGGGCAAGAAACCAAGCAAAATGGAAAGTCGCTAAAGAATTTTGTGAAGATCGTCAATGGAAGTTTAAAATTATCACAGAAGACGAACTAGGTATCAAGTAATGGCACTGACTGGATATGAAAGAAAAAGTTTAGAACAATACACTGCACCAGAACTTAGAGAAATTGCAAAGACGTATGGTGTAACATTCAAAACTGAAGCTGGAAATACCAGTTTAAATTATAGTAGATTAAACAAAACACAACTAATCTATGAGATCACATATGATGTAGATTATATTAGAGCAAATCCAAATTTAAAGTATGATGATGTTCTAAAAAATAAACAAAATAGAATAGTACCTATCAAAAGAGATCTCATTGGAATTGAATCTCCAGGTGAATTGATGTATAGAATTATGAAAGCACTTGATGATACTAAGGGGAATATTCCCGTCGCTGGAAACTATTATACATTTATATACAGAGCAATAACTCCAGGTCTTTTATTTGACTTGCATCCACTAATTAGAGGATCTGATATATTAACTGATAAATTCTTTATTGGGTACAATTATCACTGGCAACTTCGTGGTGGGCAGAGTCCTATCAGGAAATATTTACTAAGGGAAGTTCAAAGTGACATATATCAAATGAGTACTGAAGAATTTATAACCCTAAGAGGTGTTAACTATCAAAAATTTATTCAAAACAGGTCATAAATAATTATAAAGCAGATACATGACTGTAAGAACTGCAGAAGGGGATAGTAATACTTCAACTAGTACAAATGCTAATACTAGTGAGAGTACTACTACAACCAACAATCAAACAACTAACAAAAAAGCAAAAGCTCCTTCAATACTTTCTTATCCTCAGGATGGATATCAGAGAGCAGATCATGAATATATTAGATTTGATGTAGTTGAATATAAAGCTCCAGGATTTGGTGTTAGTGAGAAGGGTAATTTTAGTTTTAGTCTTCCGACGGGTAATCAATCTGCAAAAGATGGTATTGATTTAGGAACATCAAAAGTATCTTCTTATATCATTTTACCTTTACCAAAGGCAATTTCTGACGGACAAGGTGCATCTTGGGGAGATAATAGTATAAATGGGGCCGCTGCTGCTGGATATGCTGGTGGAACTGCAGCAACTCAAGGTAATATGATGTCTGCGGTTGAACAGATACTTCAAAAATTTCAAGGTGAAGTTGGTCAAAATACACAATCACTTGCTACTGGGGCCGTAGGATTGGCAATTCAAAATTTAGTTGGACAAGAAATAGACATAAATTCTATTGTATCAAGACAGACTGGACAAATCATAAACCCAAATGTTGAACTATTATTTAATGGTGTTCAATTAAGAGGTGGATTTAATTTTTCTTTTGATCTCATGCCTAGAAGTGAGTCCGAAGCAATTCAAATTAAATTAATTATAAGAGCATTTAAGCAGAACATGATGCCCACAAAAAGTAGCGCAGGTGGTCTTTTCGTCAACAGTCCCAAAGTTTTTAGGGTATCATACATGAAGGGAACTCATTTTCATCCTTTCCTGAATAAATTTAAAATTTGTGCTCTCACAAATATGAGTGTTGATTACACTGGTTCAGGACAGTACTCGTCTTATTATGATGGTACACCAGTACACATGGTTATGAATTTGCAATTCCAAGAACTATCCCCAATATACTCTGAAGATTATGATACACTAGACGGTTTACATGGAGTCGGATACTAATGACATACTTTAGAGAACTACCTAACTTACAATATCAATCATTTCTGAGTGATAAAAATTCTTCCCACGAATATATCTTAATAAAAAATATTTTCAGAAGAGCAAAAATTAGAGATGATCTTCAAAATATAATGACAATATTTAACAAATATGAAATAAGAGATGGTGAAAGACCAGAAACAATAGCAGAAGAAGTTTATGGAAGTACTTCTTATGATTGGGTTGTAATTATAACCTCTGGAATCACAAATATAAGAGACCAATGGCCTCTATCTAGTAGAGATCTATATAGATTTTCCGAAAGAAAATATGGATCTAATATAAATGCAATTCATCACTATGAAACAACGGAAGTAAAAGATTCTAAAGGAAGATTAATATTGAATTCTGGATTAGAAGTTAATTCCAACTTTACTATCCCAAATCCATCATCACCAGAAAATACGATTAATCCTGTGATTGGTATCAGTAACTATGAATATGAAACTAAAGAAAATAATAAAAAAAGTCTAATATATCTGCTAAAAAAATCCTATTTACAATCAGCACTCAATGACATGAGAAGTGAATTGTTTTATGGAGAGTCTTCTCAATACATAGATCAAAAAACAATTAGAACTGAAAATACTTACAACACATCACCATAAGAGATTTAGAGATTTATCAAACACCATCACATACCTGTGTTTACGGGAACGATCTTTCCATTCTCCATCGCACCCTTTAACAGAACCTCGGGAATGCTTGGTGCCATCTGAAAAGTAGAAATCTTTCTTTGGTTCTGATAGACCACAATACCTAAAGTTGCAAGCCCGATAGATTGTGCCACTATGATGGTCGCTATCAGCGTATGAGATAATTGCTTTGACTTCTGTTTCCCTTCTAAGGTTTTTAATCGCCTTTGAAACGAACCAAGAAGTGATATTATACTCTCGTTCCTGAGTATCGGGGTGGATACAGAGCCTTGAGAGCTCGAAGAGTCCTTGTTGTTCATGACGTTCTAACCCAAACGCACCTTTAGCAATTTCTGGAACAGGGAGTCCAGTAAAGATACAAACTCCCTGTATGCCTCCAATATTTAGAGGTGAAAAGTCATTTTTCTTGTATAGACCGTAATTGTAACCAGATTTGAAACCTTTTGAAACATCCTTAAGATAATGAAACCGCAGAAGTAACTCTGCGGCTTCGGATTTGCTTACACGGTCTATTGTGTAATCAGACTTCACTCGTCGGCAAGGCGGGCGAAATAGGACATTGCATCATCATCCTCATCTTCGTCAGAGGAGGAAACGGTGCGAGTGGGTTGCAAAGAAGACAGTTCATCACGGAGATCCTCGGTGAGTTCACGGGCAGAACCACGAGTGTTGTCCTCATCAAACTCTTCGGGATCCTGGTAGCGAGGAGTGCCCTTATTGCCCAGAACATAGTCAAGGCGCTTCTTCAGAGTCTCATAGTCCTTGAACTGATCAGCAGCAACCAGTTCTGCCAGAGAGTATTGACGCTTCCAGATTGCTTCCATGGCATCATCATCGTCCAGGAGTGCATCGGGGCGGGCAAACTCAGAAGAGTCGTAGTTACGATAACCAGCAACGTTCTTTGCCTTCAGTTTGAAGTTAGCACCACCCCAGAAGTCAAACGGATCGATTGCTTCCTCATCCTCAAACTCAGGTTGCATGGCAGCAGTGAGTTTGTCAAAGATCTTTTTACCGAACTTATACAGAAAGACTTTACCTTCGTTCTCGGGATTAGCAGGATCTTTGACCACATAGATGTTAGCAATATAAGTCAGTTTACGCTTCTGCTTGCGTGCTGCTTCCTTACCAGCATCGGTGCCGTTGTTCCACAGCATCGTGTTGTATTCGGACACAGGATCCTTCTGACCCAGGGTGGTCAGAGAGTTCTCAATGTACCAACCACCAGGACCTTGGAATGCATGACTGTAGAGTTTGACGAACGGCAGGTCCTCACCATTCGGAGCAGGAAGGAAACGGATCACGGCATAACCATTGCCGCTCTTATCACACTCCAGTTTCCACAGGCGGTCATCACCACCACCGCCATTGTTATTCATTTTTTCGACTTCCTTGACCAGTTTTGCGGTCAGGTTGCCAAGTTTCGATTGCTTTTTAAGGTCTGCGAAAGACATTTGGATTACCTCGGATTAGTTTGGATTCGGGGGATTTACTCGGATAGTATAGCAAAGATGCCCTCAGTCGTCAAGATATTGCTTGAGGGATTCGATTGTTTCTCTCATACTGTCGAATAAAACTTGCATATCAGTTTCTGGTGGGAAACCCATCAGTGCCACTGATTTGCGTAGGTTCTCTTTCATCTCAACCGCTTCTGGGTCGTCTGAAAGGGACAATCTAGTATACATGATCCTTTGCTTTTCTAGCAAGGTCTGTAACTTTTCAACGT